GCCCGGGCCCATCAGAGCACCGCGCCCGGGAATGCGCCGTTCAGTCGGACACGCCCCGTCGCACTCGGGTTTGCGGCCGCCGCCACTGCAACGCCGATCAGGAGGTTGCCCACCGTGGTCGCGGTGGTGCAGAGTCCGGTGGCGGGGATCACGTAGATCGCCGCACCCAGGGTCCACGCCTGCGCCGAGGTCTTGGCCAGATTGAACACGCCTTCTGTGGCAATCAGCACATCTGCGCCACTGAGCGCATCATGCGCAGCAACGCCCGCCAGAACGCCGGAGGTCACCATCGCGCCCGAAAGCACATTGGCAGGCGCCGTTACCGTGATGGCGTCGCCGTCTTGCACGAAGTTCTTCATCGTCAGTCTCCAGAATAGTTGGGGAAGGACCGCCGGGCGGGTCATCCGCCCGGCTGGCGTTCATCGTCAGGCTCCGGCGTTGCGGTACCCGCCGCGGAAATCGATCGCACCACAGCCAAAGTCGTGTTCCAGCGACATCGACGTACCCTGCCGCCCGAAAACCTCTTCGATGCGGAAACGCGGCGCCTCGTAGCCCTGCAGCAGACCCCACTCAAAACACGGCGCGTCTGCGGGCGCGGCAAATACGTACCAACTGTTGCCAGTCAGCTTTGCCGTCGTGACCACAGTCAACAGCCCGGAGAACGGGTTGACGTTCCCGGCCTGCTGCGCCTGCAACGGCGCCACGATCTGCTGCGCCTCGGTCTCCTTGTCGGGCCCGACCAGCAGGATCGACGCCGACAGGCCAAGGTCATTGCCATCGAGGCTTTTGCGCTTGCGCAGCGCCGAGCGCCCCAGCGACAGCGAGGTGATGCTGATCGCGGCAGCCGTGCCGGCCAGCGTGCCGTCGGTTGCATTGAACACCTGGCGCGTGGTCTCAAGCAACGTCGGGCCGTTCGCCGACGTCCCCGACAACATCATCGCGTAGAAAGTCGCATCCTCGAACCGCGCCACTGCCGCGCCGCGATCATTCAGCACCTGGCTGATGCCGTCGAGCGTGTCATTGACGAGCATCTGGCGCGAAATGTTGACCATCACGCCGTAAGGCAGCACTGCGGTCTTTTCACGCGCCTCGCCGAAACTCCCGGATGGAATCTCACCGCCCGCCGCGCTGACAAGCTGCAGGGTCGGAAAATCGCCGACACGCACCGCTCTGTGGTCACGGAAGTCCTGGTAGGTCCGCTGCCGAGCAATCTGCCGGTAGGTCGGCGTCGCCTCGGCATACCGCGCCGCCAAGGCCCGGTTCATCGCATTCTCGAACAGCAACGGAAAGTCGCTGGTCGACAGGAATGCACGGCGCAACATCTCTTCGCGCGCGCCGAAGTTCGACGGAACCCGCTGTTCGCCGAGGCGCCGCGCGGCCATCTCGGTCAGCGAGTGCCCGGCGAACGGCTGCGCCAACTCGCTCGGCGCGGCGCGCGTCAGCCCGGCAAACAGCGCATCCTCCATGCCGCGCCGGCGCGTCTCGGTTTCGTCCTGCCCGCGACCAAGCGCAGGCTCGGAGCGGCCACCGGCCGCCGCCGTCTGGGCCGAAAGCCGATCCAGAACGGCAGCGCGGGCAGCATCGACCGACACTCCGCGCGCGATCATGTCGGACCCGATCTCGGCCAGACCGTGGCGATGGCAAAGCGCGGTGATTTCGGCCGCGCGCTGGCGCTCGACCGCAATCGGGTCAGGTACGGTTTCGGGCTGTGCAGGGCTCGCGGCGCGGGCTTGCACTGCGGTGGGCGGCGCGTCAGTCACGGCGGCCGCCGGCGTGATTTCGTCGTTCATGTTTTTCTCCATCATGTTGACCGCGTTGGCGGCAGAACCTGCCTGACGCATCAGGCAGGGGTGACGCGCAGTTTCCGGAGCGGAGTCGCTCCGGATCTGCGCACCGGCATCGGCCCCGATGGCCACCGCCGAAACTTCGAGGGGCTCCCAGTCGACGGCCCGGTAGAGCGGGCGCTGACCGTCTCGCTTTTCGACTTCGTAGGTATACACACGATACCCGACCGAGACGTTGCGGATGATTCCGCCGATGATGTCGCGCCATATTGGCTCGACCTCATCCCGCTGGCTGAAGCGGATTGTGGCCACCCCCTGGCCGCCTTCAATCCGCGCCGATCCGTCCACGACAACCCCCAGCACAGCACTGAGATCATCGGCATTGTGCGAATTCAGGAACGGCGCGCCGCCGTTCAGCCGGTCCATGCGCACGGCGCCAGGATCGACGATCAGCTCTTCGTCGATCTCACCATCAGCCCATGAGAAACAGCGCACCGTGGCACCGGTCGTCCAGATGATATCGACCGTTCGCGCTGCCTCGTCGATGCTGTCGGCACGCACCAACGCAGCCCGTTCGATCACCGGCAAGTCAATGGTATCTCTTGGCATGTTGCCTCCTGGGTTTCAGTTCTGTGGCGACGCGCCGTCGCCGAGCGGCGTGGTCGGATCCGCAATTTGCACCTGCCCGCCCTTGCTGACCCGGCGCGGGTCTGCATCCGACACCAGGCCGAGCGCGTCGGATTTGGCCAGAAACGCCGCCTGCTCAACCAGATTGGCATCCGGGTCGTAGCCACGCTTGGCGATCATCTGCGGCAAGGTCCGGAACCCGGACCGCACATCCAGCAGGTCGGCCTGCGCATCTTGCAGCGGGTTGACGCTCTCGAAACTTGGCGGCGCCCATTCGACTGCCACTCGCGGCGTATTGATCGCACCCGAGAGATTTGCCGCGGCGATGAACCAGTCCCAGATCGGCTGGCAGAACATCGGAATCAGCACCTGCCACTGCATCATGTCGATCATCCGGCGGTATTCGTTCAGCCCGACGCGGCTTGACGAAAAGTTTGCCTGGCTGAGATCGCCCGTCAGCAGCGCATAGGGCACCCGAAATCCCGAGGCGATGATATGCAACTGCACCCGGTGCCATTCGTAAACGCCGCCAGACCCTGCGGGCTGGTTGAACTTGATGTCCGTCGCGCCCTTCGCATAGGCGATCATTCCGGGTTCGAACTGCTCGACCTTGGTGCCGTCATCCCGTGTAACAACGGGGGCCACGCTTCCGGTTTCGTCATCGGCATTCAGCAGCATACCAACGAGGCAGGCTTCGGTCTTCTTGCGCGCCAGTTCCGCAACCTGCCAGTCGTCGATTTCGCGCAGGCTGCGGATCACCGGCGCGCCCCACGGCACGCCGCGATTCTGCAGCCGCTGCCGCTCGAACATATGGATCACCTGATCGGCAGGCACCCGGACCGACTCCATACGGTTTCCGACGCCGCGCAAGATATCCCCGGGGTGATCCTGATAGAGCCAGAAGGCGGCGCGGCGGCCATCAGCGTCATATTCGATGCCCTGCACGATTCGGCGGTTTCCGACAGACTGCATCTTCGCGTCATCGAGGTGATCTGCCTCGCGCAACTGAATGCGCAACGGCACCCGCCGGCCTTGGGCTTTGCCCCCAAGCCGCTGCAACGCCAGCGCCTCGCCGCCCTCAACCATCTGCCGCGCGGCCAATGCCGTCAGCCCGTGAAAATCGGTGTGGCCGTCGAAATCGGCATGCGCGGACCAATCCGCCCACAGCGTATCAACCCAACGGTTCAGCGCCGGATCCGATGACGCGGCCCGCGGCCGGATCCCCGCGCCAACCAGCGATGACACGAGCACCTGCACGGCCGCCGCAGCAATCGGGTTGTTGCGCACAAGATCACGCATGCGGGCCCTGAGTAGCGGCCCGCCTTTGGCGATTTCGGAATCCGCCGACGCGTTGGTTGCGCGCCAGCCGTCTGCACCACGCCCTCGGCCCGCGCCATAGTAGTCTCGCTGCTCCAGCATGAGCTCTTCAAGCCTGCTGATCGCCAGCCGCGATGCCATCCGCTGCGCCGCCCATCTCGGAGCGACCGTGGCGATCACCTTGGTGATCAGTCCGGCACCGGTTTTCTGCGCCATCATTCGCCCCTGCTGAAAGTTGCAAACCGCGCGACCGGGCGCGATGTGCCAGCGACAGCCGAGATTTCCGCCTCGATCACGCGCATGCGGCTCAGCAGGTCTGCAGCATTTCCGTAGGTCACGGTCCTGCCGTCATAGGAAACGCTCAGCGTTCCGGCGGCATAGGCTCGCTTCAGCGCGTCAAGCTCTGTTTGCGTGAAAGCCATCAGAACCAATCTCCATCATGTTTGCCGAACCATCCGTTCCGCCGCGCGGGTGCAGGCGGCGCCGTGTTTGGGTGTGCGGCCTTTTGCTTTGGCACCATCGGCACTGTCGCGTCAAAAAGGTCGGCCTGCGTCTCTGGCGGGGTTATCCCCCGCTCCGCGTCAAGCGCGTCCCACTGTCCCTCCGTCATCGACGCCCAACCTTTGCGGCGCGCTGCCGCTTCGGCATAGAGCATCGTATCCAGCGCCTCGTTGCGCCGCCCCGGTTCGGCCAACTGCCACGAGCTGGTCACCACGCCGCTGCGCGACCGGTTCAAGACCCGCACTTCCGCTGTCACCATCCGGTAGTATTCATCCCCCAGCTCGCGGGCAAAGGCAGTAAAGCCGCGCTCCGCCGGGTCTGCCTTGGCCAGCCAGCCGTAGAAGTCTGCCTTGAGCTGCGACACGTTCAGCATGAACGCGCGCCGCTGCGCTTTCTTCGCCCTGCCGTCATTGCGGCGCTCGAACCGCTGCGGCATCATCACCGGGCCGGTCGCCGTCGATGCGCCCTTGACCAGAATCACTTTTGACCACGGATGGCGCTTGCCCCAGGACCAGACCTCTTCGGTCCAGTTGCCGCTGTCGATCGCCAGCATGTCGATCGGCAAGCGCAGCCCCAGCTCGGTGCGCCAGGTGCCGCGCAGCAGCGCGTCCAGCGCATCGCGCCCCGCCTGGTCGCTGATCGAATGCGGGATCACAATGTAATCCACCACCCAACGGCGGAAGTTCCGCCCGAACGCCACCAGTTGCACTTCGAGGCGGTCCTGCTGGCAGTCCACCCCAGCCGCCAAGATCACACCGCAGGCGGGCAGCACCCCGCGCGGCAGCGCCCGCGCCTCGTCATCCTCGGCCCGGTCGCGCAGCGCGGTCCAGTCCGGCCCCTTGCTCGCCTGCTCATAGGGCAGCCCGAGCACGTCATTCCAGAAGGTCTGCTCGGTCTCCGCCTCGACCGGCCTTTTCGTCGCCGTGTCGCTGCCGGTTGCGGCATGGCTCCAGCCCATCACCTGGGCATACTCGACCGCAATCGATGCCCAGTCGCGCTGAGGTGCATAGGCCCGCCACAGATGAAAACCGGGATGATCACCGCGTGGGTTCTGCGCCACCCAGCGCCCGGCCGCCACCATCCGTTCTTTGTCGCCGTGCTCGATGTCGCAGCCGCAGGTCTCGCAGCCAAAGTGCGCCGCCGCCAGACGCTCCGGGTCGATTCGCGCCCGGAAGTTCTCCCACGTCAGCGGGGCCATATTGCCGCAGTGCGGGCATGGCACATGGTAGTAGCGCTGGTCGCTGCGCGCGAACGCCCGCGTGATCCGGCAGGTGTCACTGATCATCGCGGTCGAGACCCGCAGGATCTTCGCATCCTCAAAGGCAGAGGCCCGGCTCACCGCCAGCGCTTCCGGGTCGCCTTTATCGGTCATCTCGTATTTCGCGAGGTCATCCATGATCACCAGCCGCCGGGTGGTGCCGGTCAGGTCCGAGGGCGACCCCGCACTCGCCACTTTCAGCGACCCGGTGCGCGCCAGTGTCTCCTGGTTGAACTTGCTGTCCTTGTTGTCGCCGTTTGCCCCAGTGCCAAAGATCGCCCGCAGCCCCGGCGCTTGCCGCCGCATCGGTAGCCATTTGTTGTCCACCCACTCCATCGCCGAGGCTTGGGTCGGGTGCACCACCAGACTGTCGAGGGCGGTGTACTCGTGCCACGCCCCCAGCGTCGGCTGGATGATCGAGGCAGTCTTGCCCCACTGCGCCGAGCCCCGGATCGTCACCTCCCGTGCCGGGTGTTCCGGCGACAGCACCGCGTGAATCTCGCGCAGAAACGGAAACCGCGCGATCGCAAACGGCCCCGGCATCGGACTGCGCTCGTCAAACACGATGTTCTGCTCGCACCAGCGCGTGATGTCCGGCGGCGGTGGCGGCAGCAGGGCGGCGGCGATGGCCCGCGCCACCACCGCATGCGCGGGTGCCAGAAACCCCATCTCAGATATCCTCCGCCCGCTCAGCCGCGGTCAGCGCCGCCAACCCCGCCTGCGCGCCGATCTGATCCGACCGGCCTTGGCGATGGCTGCGCCAGGTCTCGACCAAAATCTGCCGCGCCGTCTTGAAATCCACCTTCAGCGTGTCGGCCACCCGCCGCGCGCCGTCGCGCAGCACCGTCTCGAACTCGGCAATCTCCTGCGCCATCAACTTCGCGATCTGGCGTTCGACTTCGCCAGCGAGCAGATAGCTGCCCTCGGCCTCGGCGTTTTGGCGGCGGAGCTTGCGCGCTTCTTCTTCGGCCTTCTGGGTGCGCGCCAACTCATAGCGATCCGGGTCATTGCTCAGCAGCTCGCCGCTTTCGGCCTGCTGGGGCCGCGCGGCAGGCCGGGCTGGATTTGGCCCAGGCTCTGCTGCCTGCATTGCAGTCAGCGCCCGCCGCGTCTCGGCCCCATTGCCCAGCATCTGCGCCGCATCCAGCCGCCGCCCCAACGCCACGGCCACCGCTGCCCGGTCGAACCGGCGCGCCCGGCCCTCGCCGCTGTAGCACCCGGTCAGCTTGCCTTCGCTGACATATTGGCTAATCCGGGCCCGCGACAGGCCCAGCTCACCCGCCAGTTGCGCGCCCGTCAACATCCGTTAAGCCCTTTCGTTCAGTATCCGGCCATTCCGGTAAGTTATATTGTTAAGGCTTATCAACCCGTTAAGCCGTGAAAACGCACCGACCCTAGCGCCC